TTGCCTTCTGTTTTTTTGAGATTTTAGGACCACCGATTGGATCACCATATTCATCTCTTTTGATCTCTTCATTCATTTTCTTCTTTTTATCAGTTGAAACGTATGTTGGTTTTGCAGCACCAGTTTTTGCCTGTTGACCAGGATCTGCTTTCTTCTTTCTTCTTGATGCAGAGAGTCTTTCTGCTTTTGTCATACTTGCTCTCTTTGATGATGATACACATTTAGGTGTACCTTCACCTGGTTCATCACTTGCACAAGTTCCTCCAGTGACAACATTCACCCATCCAGGTTTGCCATCTTTGGACTTTGAACCTTTGAACCACTTATGAAGTGAACCTTCTTTAACTGACTGTTGAAATGCTTTCTTAACTTCAGACACTCCAATGACATCAATTACTTCCGCAAAGGTCTCTCCTTTTGAATCTTCGATAGTAACAGAATCGCTCATTAGAACTAAGATTTCTCTTTATTATTTAGTATTCCTTGTTTTAACATCTTTGAGAGTTCAGATGTTGATCCTACAAAGAGTGCATTGTTAGTTACGTTATTTGTTGTTTGTTTTTTATCCTCGTCTACTTCTTTAACTTTTTTCTGTAAATCCATTAACTTATCAGTCGTATCTGCAACTGATTTTATAATTTGACCTGCAACTTCATATGCTCTGGCACTTCCACCTTCACCAGCAACTTCTAAAATACCATTTAATGCTTCTTGACCTTTTTCGACTAACGAATATAAATTTGCACGAGTATAATCATAGTCTTTCTTGACATCATCCTTTGTAGATTCCACCTTTTGTGGTTTACTAGTTGGAGTGACATCAATCGCACTACTTGTGTTTAACGCTTCATCAATAGAATCATAGTTAGTCATTGTCTTCATTAAATATCTTTTTGTTGTGTTGGACTATATGATTTAGAGTCAAAAAATGTTTCAGTACTACCATTAAATCCAAAGTCATCATCTGGTTCAACAAGTAAATCATCAGCTGCTGTTAATACATCAATTGATGCTCCTTCTATATGGGTTGCAGCAACACTTTGATATCCACGATTTACAGTGATCGTGTTTGCATCGACGATTTCTTTAATTTTCATTATTTCTTTATCTATAATAATTCTCATGCCAGAAGACAGAGCAAGAGTAGATGTAACATCAAATCGGGTCTTAGTTTTAGATAAATCAGTTTTCAATACAGTTGTATTATCATCATTATAATCTTTAAGTGCTTGAGGTGTAGCAGAGTATCTTAACTCTCTTCTTGCATTCTCAGTATCAACAGATGCATGATAATCAACTTGAACTTTCTTAATAAGACCTTCACTAGAATCAGATACAGGACCGAAGAGATAAGTTTTAGCAGTAAAGTTTAAAGTGTATATTAATGCTCTTCTTGTTGCAAAATCTCCTTCATAATCATCTTGGAATGAAATATTATCTAATACAATAGGTACATCTCTTTTTTCTCCAATAACATCTATCAAATTAATAGTGATGTTAAATGATGGTTGAAAATAAGGTAATATTTGTTCTATAATCTGTAATGCATCATCATTTAATTTAACAAGAATATTCAATTCAAATCCAAGATTATATGGAACTGGCATGAATACTTTTCTTAAATTGCTTCCATCAGATGCTTTAAATGTTTGTGTTATTCCACCCTTTCTTGTCGCATCATATGCAATATTGGTTGTTTCAAATGACATTCTGGGAAGAGTAATTTGAGTTGCACGATTTAAATCTGCTTGTTGCTCCAATCTTGCTAGGAATTTTTGCATAGGACCATATGCAAGAGGAACTCTCATATCACTTGTTTCTTTTCCACTACCATCTCGATGACGAATATGGATATCATTAAAAATTGTACCAAAAGAAATTATAGTTTTTCTAAGTATTTCGTGGTAATAGTATTGTCCTAACATTAGAATGTACCGAATGGATTACCTTCTGTAAAATCAAGTAAATCATCTGCTTCAGACTCGATGATTTCATTTGATTCAAAGGTTGTGTCTTGATTTTCTTGACTAAAGAAATCTAAAGAATAATTTGAGAATACAGTAGATCCAAATGAAACTACAGTTGTAACTCCAGTAGTATTTAACGAAGGAGAACTTATAGTAATCGTTCCTGCACCTATACTTGTAACAGTTGAACCTGTTCCTATTACAGGAACTTGAGCAAAATCTACTTGATTTAACTCTTGATTTAGACTAATATTTGATGTATTAATACCTGTTAGTATTGTTGTTGTAACACCAATTGTTGCAACAGTTGTTATACCTAGAACGAAAAATGTAGACTCTGTTGCTTGAATTGTTTCACCAGGAATAAATGCTGCCATTGTTGTTCCTATACCAACATTTGATATTTTAAGTAATTTTGTATCTGTATCCCAGTCTTTAACTCTTGCTTCAATACCTGATGATAAACCTTTAACAACTTCACCTCTTTCAAAATTACCTACACCTTGGATTACATTAGGAGATGCAATTGTAACTGTAGGTTGTTGTGTATATCCTATACCTGCATTTTTAATAAAGACATCAGAAATAGTATTATCTGCTAGTAAATTAACTTCTGCTATAGCTGGTGATGTGCTTGTTCCCACAATAGAAACAGTAGGTGTCGCAGCATAACCAACACCATTATTAGTAATGGTAAAATCAACAATACCAAAATTACTTAATTCAACTGCAGCAGTTGCAGCAGCACCAACTCCACCACCACCTGTGATAGTTACTAATGGAGGGGTGGTATATCCAAGACCTGCGTTTGTAAGTAGTATTCTCTCAATTGAAAAAACTCCTGCCCTTGTTGTTGTAATTGCAACTGCGGTTGCATTTACATTACCTGCAATATTAGGAGCAGTTGAAATAGCGACATTTGGTGTGCTTGTATAACCACTTCCATCATCATTTAATACTATCTCCCTGATATATCCTCTATTAATCAAATTGAGTTGTGCAGTTGCTGTTGCTGTTTGCCCAATTCCAAGTAATTGTAATGTTGAAATATATCCAAGATCTTCAAGTTGTGTATCTATTTCATCAATATCAGTATCAAATACTTCATCTTCATATTCAAAGAGTTCACATTTAAGTTGATAAACATAATTTTTTCCTAACTGATAAAAAGGTTGCTCATGTTCAACAAATTTAACTTCAAATAATCTTTGTCCCAATGGGAAAAATATTATATCCCCTTCACGAGGTCTTGTTGATAATTCATAATCATCGTCTGCTTCTAAAAATGGTGATATAAAATCTTCAAATCTTTCTTTAGATATTGTAAGTGTAAGTTCATCTCTTAAACTAACACCAAATTTTGTCATGATGTCTCCCTGACCACCATAACCTTCATATGTATTCACATATGCTTCAAGTAAAAAATTATCATCAAAAGTAGATGACTGAACTTCTTTGATTATTGTTTGTTTTCTTACAAATTTTCTTGGTATATAAGTTACTTCAACACCATAAATTTTAAGTTGTTCATTGATTAAATCTTGAACAAGTCTTTGTTCACTTTGAGAACCTTGAAGAAAAAACGGATTTAATGCCATCAATTATCACCCAATGAAGTCAAGAGGAGGTAACTCATACTCAAGCATCATTTTCTCTTTAATTTTTTCTATTTCTCTTTCTGCATCCTCATATATCTCCCTACCATTCAATTCTAATCCACCAGGTAATTTAACACCTCTAAATTTAATTAAATTTTGTCCCCACTGTCTCTTAATTAAAGCAGTTAGATATAATTTTACAAAGTAATCATTGTATACTTGAGTAAATGTATCTGGATCTAATGCTCTATGACAATCTAATACTAAAAAGTTTCCTTCTTTTTGTGATCCCCAATCAATATCTAAATATAATCTATCTTGTCTTTTATTAAATCTAACTTGAGCTTCTGGTGTGAGTAAGAAATCAATATCTTCAAGACGAGTTTTTGTCATACTATATTGAAGAAGTTCAACAGAATTAAAATAATACAAATCATTTAAAAATAACTGATATTTAATACTAAACATGCTACCAGATATTGAACTAGTATCAAATTTAAATATTTTATTTACACCTACAACCGAATCAGGTATTTGTAAAAAATTTGAGTTTTCGTAAAATGTTGTCGTTGTTGTTCCATAACCAGGTATATTTGTTGAGGTTGTTGTAGTAGTTACTATACCTACACCTGTTTTGCTGTTAATAGCACTTTGACCAGGAACATCTGCTCCTATGCCTCTATCAATATCTCCCTGAGTAATTTCATATTTAAGATACATTCTTTCAACACCATCAAAGTGTCTCTCATTGAAAAGTTGTATCGCATCATCAACTAAATCATCCACTTGATCATCATCGACGTTTATCTCCAAGACTGGAGCACCCAACTTTCTAAAGCAGTAATCTATTAATTGTTGTCTAGTTGTTGGTTTTGCCATCTTCCTCTTCGATCTCTGCTAATAAATTTTCGTATTTTTCTTGCAGTTCCATTTTTTCTGCTAATAATTCTTTTTGAGCATCTAGATTGTCTTGTATGACTGTCTGTAATTTTGCTTCAAGTAGAATATTTTGGTTAGTTAATGTAGCAATCTTTTGGTTATAGATTTTAAT